GGAATCTCAGCCTTCGGAACTTGGCTGAATTGGTGGGTCATGACGGATTTCATTTGTCGTTGTCCTTGTTGATGAATTGAGAAGCGAGGCCCAGGCAGTGAGGTGCTGCCAGGGTGATTATTGATGCGTTGTCGTCGTCCCACTCGCCCAAATGAAAGAATGAATAGTCACCAGGAGCTGCGTTGAGGTAGGACTGTTTGTCGTTGGCTGCATTTGCGAAGACGCGCAGCGCTACGGCCTCGTTGAGAAAGAACATCGGTTGAGTGTAGGTGTGCGCTTTTGCGTCGTAGACGGTATAGACGTTGAGTTTCATAGGTCTCTCTTGGTTAAATTTATACGAGATGTGAGGACAGCTTCCCTGGCCGCCAGACGAGCTGGACGAGAATTAGCCAGGACTGCTGGTTTGTGCATTGATGATTTACGGTCCTTTTTTAAATGTTGGTGTGCAGTTATCTCCTTTCGTTTTAAAAGCTTGTCGTAGTAGCGGGGAACCTGATGTTTTTTTCCGTCGACGATGACGAAGTCATCGGGAAAAACTTCATCCCCGAATGATTCGAACCATCGTTTGCCGATGGCAGGATTGACGGACATGGTTGCGTATTCACGCACCAGGGTGATGATTTCCCCTGTAGACGGGTCAAGGCGTTCATAGCTGTCCAGGGATTTTTTCTTGAGAATGTAACGGGAGCAGTAGGCGGCGGATTGATAGGTCACCGCGCCGATCGAGCAGTGGCCTTTGCCCCAGAGTTTCTCAAGTGTTGCAGAGCGGAACTGAGTCTTCCCGCTTTTGGATTTGCCTGGAATTGGATTTGCATCATCGAACCAATGACCGAACAGGAGAGCGTGATAGTGCGGCCGTTGATAGTCATCGCCGTATTCTCCGCAGTGGAAGAAGGAGACCTTCTTCGGTGAGATCGAGCGCCGCAGCCGCTTCATGAAATCAGTGAAGTGCTTAGGCACTAGCGATCCGCCAGTTGGTAGATTTGCGTCGTCGTAAGTAAGGGTGACGAAGCAGTTTTCCTGATGTGTTTGTGCCTCGTGAATACATCGGGCAGCCCATTGGCGAGAGTAAGAAACCCTGCAGCCGGTGCAACGGCCGCAGGGAACCTGCATCGGAAAATCGGCATAACCATGTTTGGTGTCGAATGCTATTCCACCGTTGATGCCCTTGAATCCCTTGACGGGATGGAAACAGGGCATGTCACAGGCGGATGCCGCCGCGCATCGGTGCCGAGCGGACGTTTTTGGTGTTCGTCCTGGATGCAGTCGCCGTGAAGAGCTTTTTGCTGCCCGAGCGGGTCATTTTGTTGCGTTTCATGATGTAACTCCTTGAGGTTAAAGATAAAGATGAGTGCTGCAATGAGGATTTTGAGTTCAAAAGGGGTCATGTGCAAGCGTTTGGTGTCAGTAGGCTCTTAAGACAACAAGTAGTGCTTAAGAGCCTGGACTGGTTAGGTTCCTGGAGCGGCCTGGGGAATAACGGGAGGATTGGCCGGAGTGGGGGTAGGCTGCGTTTGCGCAGCCTGGGTGGTAGGTTGGGTGCCTAAATCGGCACCAGGGCGCAGAAGGCCCATTTCCGCCATTTCTGAGCGGTTTTGTGGGTTGTGGACGAAATCGAGGAATTTTGCGGGATCGTTTTCGAATTTGGTGCGGATCTGGCTGGGGAGATCCTGGAACAGGGACCTGGATTCGGCCACGACAAGCATGGCCTGTTGGTAGTCGTGAGCTTCGGACAGGTCCTCGTAACGGGGTTCGTGTTTGTTGACGAAGTCGATCACGCCGGTTCTGAGGTAGCGTCCCATGATGACGTTGATGTCGCATTCGTCCTTGAAGGACTGTTTGGTTGCGGAGTTTCCGCGGTTGACGTAGGGAGTTCGTAGTTGAGGGGAATACGCATGTCTGAATTGAATGTTGGTGTTTGTGATTGGGAGAGTGTTTGTTTGTGTTTGTGATTTGTCAGATTTAGTGGTCATTGCGATATCCATTGAGTAGTTGAGATTCCGCCTAGCGGCGGTTCGTTCGCCTTTGACCTTCGGCCAAAGACGAGCCGAGAGTTGTTTAGCGACGGCGTAGTCCCTGGGACGGTCTTGCCATGTTACGAAGGCCAGTAGCTGAACTTATGATTTCACCGGCAGCGCCGGTGATCTGGCGTAGATCGCCGTATTTCACGGCGATTTGTTTTAAGGCGGTGTCAACGTTGGTGTTGCCGGTGTTTGCCCGGATGTTGCGGCCATAGTCGGCCGCGTTTTTGATTTCCTGCTGCAGCAAGTGCCATTCATCCTTGGTGAGTCGTTCCTCCCATTTTTTTGCTTCGGTTGTGTATTGCTTAAAGTCACTGTCGGCTTGCATGTTGCGAGAGAGCATGTTCTCGCCAGTGCCGTATTTAGTATTGAGCAGGATGTCGGTCTCAGCCTGGGCTTTTTGTGCCTGAGCTGAGGTGAGTTTGGTCTGTGCCTGGATATTGTCCATCTGGGCGGATTGCAGGTTGACCTGGGAAGCGGCACCGGCGGATTTAGCAGAAGCATCGACGGCAGCGCCGAGCTTGTTGACAACAGGTGCAGCTGCGCCGGCTGGAGAAGATGCGCCCATGCCGCCGGTGCCGGAAAGGATGGGATTGAGTCCGGCAGCGCGAAGATCGGCAACCTCGCGCTGGTGTGCGGTGCTGCTCATGCGTTCCTGGAAAGCCATCTGTGCGGAAGCTTGCTGAGCAGCTGCAGCGTTTTGATCTTTGCCACCTTTGAGGGCAAGAAGACCGCCAATGGCGGACGCGATTGCTGGGGCGAAGGGTGCAAGCGCGGCGAGGAAGCCGCGCTGGTTTTTTAGTGATTTGTTCATTTTGTCTCCAAAAATGTTGGTCAGGATGCGCCAGGATCGATCGGCAGGCCTGGGTTGATACCCAGGCCTTGCCGGTTTTTTAGAAGTGATCGATCAAGCCAGGGACACCGTAGATAGGCATGGGTCGAGCGCAGCGGAGCTGGAAATATGAGTCGAACAAGAAGTGCGGTTCGTCGGTGACTGCAATAACGCGGTCGATGGGTGGGTTCTCCTCGATGAAGGCTGCATTGAGAACGGGTGCAGCTGCGAAGTCCTGGGACAAGTGCCAGGCATCGAGGGACTGAGGGGCCTGGGAACGGAATAGGCCGGTGATCTGGGAAGGCTTGTAGCGATATTCAGCGTAGCGTTCCTGGTAGCCGAAGACCTTGTCATCGTTGGCCGGAATGCCGTCCGCGAAGATTTCCTTCTGCAGGACGGCTTGTTCGCCAATATGAGCGAGAGCTGGCCAGTAGAAATCGAAGCGTGTCTTGCGGGACCACATACGATTGATGCCCTGCTGGTAGGTGAGATCGGCTCGGACGCAAGCGAATCCGAGAATGATGCAATGCTCGGTGAAGCTTGCAGTGAAGCCGTTTTTGTGGGTGGTGACGGTGCCCATTGCGGCCAGATTGCCTTGTGGAGAGTTGGCATACGCGCCGCTGGCACTGGTTTGCGGGATCGGGCTGATGTTGATAGGCGAGCTGCCGCCGCCCAGGAACTCAGGCCGCTGCAGACGTGCGTCGGGTGAGGAGACACCAAAGTGAGCTTTGATTAGCTCGATGTAGCGGGTGCCGCCTCGTGCATCGCGCTCAAAGACCTTTTGAATCTGGAAGGCCTGTCGGAGTGAATTGATTGTGGCAGCGGATGCTTCGGAGAGATCAGCATAGAGTTGCCGTTCAGCTGCCGGATCGCCAGCAACGGCAGATTGCAGCTGGGCGCCGGAAGTAGCCAAGAAAGTATCGTAGGGCGTGCCGAAGTTACTACGAACAGTAAGGGAATTGAGTGAAGCGGGGTCCTGATCGTATGCAACAGGAGCTTTGGTTCCGAGCGGGATGGTTACGCCTGGGCCCTTTTGCGGCCAGGGTAAGCAGCTGGTGAAGTAATCGTGGCGTTTGCCGCGACGCTGCAGGGTATAGAGAGTGTCCAGATCGGGACCGTCTCCTAGCGGAACGGTTAGGGAGTCCTGGAGATTTTGATCGCGGAACCAGGTGTTCCAGACAAGGTTCATTGCCCGCAGCGGAAGTGCGGAATGGGAAATAGCCGGGACTCCGGTGGGAAGGCCCATGTAGTCATAGACGGAACCGATGGCATAGCCGGCAGCGGGCGCGACGATCTGGGGAACGGTGTAGTCGGTGGAGTCACCTGGGTTGGTCTGTTCACCGTTGAACTTTTGCCAGTTGTCCCAGACGAGGCGTTTGGGGATGGAGAAGAAGAAGGTGTCCATGACCATGTTGTCCATGATCGGGAAGATGGGAGTGGCGAGCCGGCCGAAGCCGGTCATGTTGAGCTTGAAGGTATCGCCAGGGAGAGCCTCATCGAGGTAGATCGGGACGAGGTAGCCGGCATCGAAGGTGGTCTTGTAGCCGTGGCTGCGGTCGAAGCTCGAGCGAGGAATCTCAGCCTTCGGAACTTGGCTGAATTGGTGGGTCATGACGGATTTCATTTGTCGTTGTCCTTGTTGATGAATTGAGAAGCGAGGCCCAGGCAGTGAGGTGCTGCCAGGGTGATTAT